TAGTCTTCCAGCATTATCATTAATATCTTTCAGAAGTGGTCTAAACATCATTGCTGATGTTGTGCGAATAACTTCTTCACCTGGAGCAAGCATTGCATTGACACTATCAACATTCTTAGATCCACGACCGGGAACTGTCATTCCATTAGATGCTTTTATTGTTCCACCTCTGGAATACTGGAGAGTTTCCAATCCTCTTCTTTTAATTTCTCTCAGCAATATATCTTTAGTATCTGCAGGACCTCCACTTGATTTGTAATCAACAAGATCACCAAAAGGACCATTTTTTATTTTTTCTGAAAGTTCTGTTTCTTTTTTATACTCATCTAATAATTCTTGATCGGACATTTTACGAATACCAATTCCAACTGATTCGTAAAGCTTAGAGATTCCATCTTGAATTTGTGGCATAAAAAGATCAAGAGCAAGAAATGCTAATGCACTAAGTCCTCCTTTAGCAATATTACCACCCTTAAAATTAAATGGTCTAAACTGTTTTTTAGAAACTTGAATTTTTGGAGGAACATATGGGGCTCTGCCGAAGGGAGATGCTCCTGCACCTCTAAATGATGATAGAGGATCTGCACTTCTAATTGGAGTTCCACTTGGTCCCAATAATGGAGATGGTGGAGCTGGTCTCGGTGCCGCCGCTCTTGGTTTGGGTTGAGATCTTGGGGTTGTTGTTTTTCCTTTACTTGGAGACGTTCTGGATGTTGGATCTGATTTTGGTTTAAATCCAAGTCGTTCACCAATTCTTCTAATTAGTCCTCTCAATCCATTAAATAATGCTTTAATTCTACCAGGTAATCTCCAAAAGAATCTAACAAGTTTAAATAATCTATTACCCCATTTTATAAACTTAGCAGCTATAACTCCCAGTAATAATCCAACGAATATTTTACCGACCCAATCAAAAATAGTATTTAATTTTTTTCTATTTTCTTCGTCACCCAACCAGGTAAAAACTGCATTAGTAACAATTCCAGTAAGTATTAATCCAAAAAACTCTTTTATTCTATCAAAGACACTCTTAATTGGTGCAGTAACTCTATTAACAGTATTTTCTGCAAAAGAACTAAATTTTCTATTGCTCTCTACAGACTTTTCTTTTGCTGAAAATTTTCTTTTTGATTCTGCTGCTTTTGCATTTTTAATTGCTTCTTTTTCATTTTGAATTCTCAATTCAAAATCTGCAGAAAGTTGTTTTTGTATCTCTACAAGAATTTTATTTGTTTCTACTAATGTTTTTGTTACATTATTTTCATCTATTCCTATATCACTGCTTAAAATTGAATCAAAGTTATTTAATTGTGATTCTAATGTATCAATTTTGACTGTAGATTTATTTACAACACCTGCAATTTCTTTTAATGCAAATTCAATATTTTTAACTGAATTAAAAAAGTTTTTTTCTCCAACAAATGAAAAGTTACTAACATTTAATTTTGGAGTAGATGATCTTCTTCCTCCCCCAAAAATAGAGGAAGAAACTCTTCTAGTTCCCAATTTAGGTATTGATGGTGCTCTAAAGTAATTAGATTGCATTCTGTTGTTGTGACTTTAGATTTTCTTCCTCAATATACTGTTGAAGCAATGTAAGATAAACTTCACGTTCCCAAGGAATCATGGATTCCAATTCTGTTAATGAATATTTATGATGCTGCATCATAGCAAAATTAATCTTATAGTATGACTCAAGACTGGTATGAGCCATACTTAACTGAAAAAATTTGCTAGACCTTCAAGAACAACCTCAGACTCCACACCAGTATTTGGATTCTTAACTTCAATTGTATGGGAAAGTTTTGGCATTGTAGTAAAGAACTTTTCAATTTCCTTGAACTGTTTCGTATTCAATTGATCTACAAACTCCTCCAATTCTTTTTGGCTATAATCAGAAGATTCCCAACTTTCTTCTTTATTGTAAATCATTTCAATACAAGAAGTAATCATAGAAAGTGATTGTCCAATTTCACTAGTTACTTCTGCAGTCTCAAAATTACTTTCAATAAATTGTTGTAGTGATGGATACTTAAGTTTCATTGATAAATCATTATCAAGTTTGATGATATTCTTATGCCCTCTTGTTTTTTGTATTTTAATTGAGTCAATGTTAATTGTCATCTCAACTTGAGTTTCACCATCATCTGGGCAAGTAATATTAACATCAACAGTTTCACCAACAGATTTTCCACGAATATTCAAGAACAAATATTCAATATCAAATGTTGCGAGAGATTCTACTTTAATATCCTTAGTAAGAATACAATCACTCAATATTTGAACAATGGCATCGGTGATTTGTTTCATATCCTCAGTTTCCATTGCCATAATAAGAATCTTTTCTTCTCTTACAAGAAAAGGTCTATATTTAACTTTTTTTCCATTTGATGGTAAAGTCAATTCATATGTCGGAGTATTAATCTTAGGTAATGGCATAATTTTTAATGCAATTCAGTTTTAGTTATTTATTATGTAGAAACACGGCTAAATCCCTGAGGAAATGGATTAATAGTTGGTCTTTGATCTGACGGTAAAGGAATTCCAGCAGGAAATATTGTTGTTCCGGGAATTCTTTCATCTTTAAATGGTTCTTCTGTTGTAAGTGCTTTTTTTCTTATTTCCGTATCAAATTTTTTAGAAAAATCAAAGTTCATAATATAACGATCATAGTTAAAACTTACTGTCACTTTTAATAAATCAGCAGAACCATAAGAAACAGGAACTGAAATCATACCTTTAGGAAATGCATTAATAAATTTATATTCCAAAACACCTTCAATATTTCTTTCAAACTTATATATTTTCATTTCAGAAACTTTATAATAATCTGGATATGCCATTCTTCTAAAATATCCTTTTTCAGTTATTTGAGCAACTTCACCAGCGCCAGAAATATAATTCATCCATGCCTCGAAGAATTTTATACTATCATAATTTTTATCGACATAAAAAGTAAAATCAGTATCTGCATAAAGTCGTGTATGTGCAAATTCTTGAGTTACTCCGATAAAATTATCCTTAACTTCTGCAGTAGCATATGATGAGGTTGGCAATGATGCTTCAGAACATAAAAAACCAAGTTTCCTAGATGGAAAACTTTTATCCGTCAATTTTCCATACAATAAAATGTGCTTTGCTAATTCACTATTATTACTATCAACTACATTACTAGAAAGTTGGGGAATCTCCACCAAATAATAATTTGTAAGTGCAAGGTTTCCCACCAATTCTTTTGCACCTTGCATCGTAATTGCTTTTACAAGACTATTTGGCACTCTAAATACCTTACAGGAACACTTTTGTTATTAAGTATTTAGATGTCAAAAAGAGAGTTCTTACAAGGAAGATATAAACCGTCAAATCCTCAAAAATATAAGGGGGATGTTCATAATATTATTTACAGAAGTAGTTGGGAAAGAAAGTTTCTTTATTACTGTGATACAGATAAAAATATTTTAGAATATTCTAGTGAGGAAATTGTAGTCCCTTATAGATCTCCAGTAGATAATAGGATACATAGATATTTTCCAGATTTCTATATAAAGTATAAAGACATTGATGGAAAAATAAAAAAAGCATTAATTGAAATAAAACCATTCAGACAAACTCAAGAACCTAAAGTTCAGAAAAGAAAAACAAAAAGTTACATTTATGAAGTTGTTGAATATGCAAAGAATCAGGCAAAATGGGACGCTGCCAAAGAATGGTGTATTGATCGTGGATGGGAGTTTAAGGTCCTTACAGAATCAGATTTGGGAATTGAATAATGGCAAGAACAATCCGAAAAGGTGGAAGACTTGGAAGGGGATATAACTATGTTCTTGAAACTGGTGAAGTAACATATAGTAATGATCCAAATGTGCCCATTGGATCAAATGTTTATGATGAAGGAATTAGGAAAGATGCAAGAAGATCGATACAAAGACCAACAGATGATGATGCAAATCGTGTTCGTAGAGTATTACAGAGATTGATTGGAACTGAGGATCCTGAAGATCTAATGCTTGAAATTATGGATGCATTGAAAAGCACAGCAACTCCTGTTCCAGATCCAGGTCCAGATCGAGGAACCTTTTATACTTATGTTTATAGAGCAAAAACTCCTGGAATAGTTTATGATCAACATCCATTAGTTGCAGTCACTGATGTTTATGCAAAGGGTTTTAGTGGATTTAATTTTCATTGGGGTAAAATGAGGAATTACACTTGGAATGAAGTAATTGGGGAATTATTATATGAAGTTGATCCGGGTGAAATTGCAGACTTGAGGGAAATCCCTTATGCAAAGTTTCTAAATAGTTAAAAAAGGATAAATGGCAAGCATATTAAGATATCCTTATGATGCACTGACAGATAAAACAGATTATTTGCAAATTGATATTAGACAGTATCAGTCAGTTAACACTATATCTGGCGGAAGTTTAGCATCTGGTGATTCTAGAAGAAGATTTGATGCCGCAACTGGTTTAGAAAAAAGAACTGCAACAGAAAGAGCATTACAAAATAATGGAACTATCTTC